AGTCCGTTGTTAGAAAAGTAGAAAAGAAGAATACCAGATTATGGGAAATTGATAATGAAAGTTTTAAAAGAATTGAGTCGCTGCCATTACCAAAAGAAGATAGCTTAGATAATGATGATGAAACCATACCTTTTTAATTTGACACTATGCGGGATTTATCTTATAACAAGATTATGAAACTTAAACATTTAGATTTATTTAGTGGTATCGGTGGCTTCAGTTTAGGACTTGAAGCCACTGGAGGTTTTGAAACAAAAGCATTTTGTGACATTGAAAAATATCCAAGACAAGTGCTGCAAAAACATTGGCCTCATGTTAAACAATATGAAGATATAAAGGAGCTGAACTATGAAAGACTCAAAGCAGATGGAATTGATTCCATCGACATCATCACAGGAGGATACCCTTGCCAACCTTTCTCCATCGCAGGTCGCCAAAAAGGTGAGCAAGATCCGAGACACCTCTGGCCAGAGTATTTTAGACTTGTCAAAGAACTCAAACCAACTTGGGTTATTGGAGAAAATGTTAGTGGACACATTAAACTCGGTCTCGACACCGTTATCGAGGACTTGGAGAGTGAAGACTACTCCGTTAGGCCGTTTAGTATTTCAGCTTCGAGCATCGGTGCCAACCATCAAAGAGAAAGAATCTGGATTGTGGCTTACTCCGAACGCAATGGACTCCTTGCCACCGAGAAGCAAAGAAGCTTTGAAAAAACAATATCAAACCAATCGAAAGGGAAGAACGACACACTCAACGTTGAGAGAACAAGTAGTGTATCCGAAACCAGCTCAGATGTGGAGAACTCCAGACGCTCACAGTGGCCGAGGGCCGAGCAGCGAGGAGAGAATGAAAATGAAACTAGAAAAGAAAATGCCAATCAGTTTGAACGATCAAGTAGCACATCCGAAGTTGATGTGGCCAACACCAACGACGAGAGATTACAAAGACAGTGGCAAAGCCGTAATCAATTCACACCGAGATTCAATTCTTCCCGTGAGAGTAGCGAAGAAGGACAAAGAACAGTGGGTCAAGGGTGGTGGGAGTCTGAACCCAACATGGGTAGAGTGGCTCATGGGATACCCAAAAGGGTGGACAGACTTAAATCATTAGGCAATAGTTTGGTACCACAGATACCTTACTATATAGGGAAAACAATTTTAGAGGTGATGAATGGAAAAACTAATTAAAGAAACTCTAGCAATAGCTGCAAGACTTGCAGCTAAAGCTGAGAATAGGAAAACAAAATTAACGAGGCGAATGCTAGTTGATGATTTGAAAATGATCAAGTTAAATTTAATGTTAATACAAGACGAAGATGGTTCTAAGAGATAGACATTCAGAGAAAGTTGTGACTATTTTTGGTCCACCTGGTACAGGTAAAACAACTAGATTATTAAATATAGTTGAAGAAGAACTTAACAATGGCACGGCTGTTGATAAGATTGGATACTTTTCTTTTACAAAGAAAGCTGCACATGAAGCTATTACAAGAGCAATGCTTAAATTTAGATTAGATAAAAAAGATTTTACATACTTTAGAACTCTACATAGTTTAGCCTATCATCATCTTAATCTAAATCCTGTGGATGTGATGAGCGATTTAAATTACCGTGAAGTATCTGATTGGTTACAAATTAAAATTAATAATCCTAATAAATCTATTAATGAACTTGGTATCTCTACACCAAAAGATGTTTACTTAACATTAATAGATCAATCAAAGATCCAAGGAGTGTCATTACAAAATCAGTTTGCTCGTAGTGGTATGCATATTGATGGAGGCTTTGATCGTTTAAATTATATTGATAGAGGGATCAGACAATACAAAGATAAACATAAGTTGTTTGATTATACCGATATGATTTTAGAATTTATTAAAATGGATAATGCACCACGTTTAGATGTTGTGATTGTTGATGAAGCTCAAGACTTAAGTTTGATACAATGGTTAATGGTAGAGCAGCTCATTCGTAAAGCTGATCGTGCTTACATTGCAGGCGATGATGACCAAGCTATTTTTAATTGGGCTGGCGCTGACATGGGTAGACTAGGTAAGTTACAATGCAAAAGAGAAATATTAGATAAGTCATATCGTATTCCAGGTAAGGTGCATAACATAGCACAAAAAATTATTACACCAATAGTAGATAGAGTTCCTAAAATATGGCAGCCAAGAGAAGAAGCTGGTGATGTTCAATACCATCGTACACGATTGAATCCTCACATGAACTTAACAGATGGGACGTGGTTAATATTAGCAAGAACAAATTATTTATTAGATCAGTTGGCCGAGGATCTTAAAACGAGAGGACTATTCTTTGAACGATATGGTAGGTCAAGTGTATCTGAAAAAATGTTGAATGCTATCACAAGTTGGAATCACTTACAAGAAGGTGGTTACATTCCATTTAAGATGTTGAAAGATATGTATTATTATATGTCAGGTAATAATCATATTGCTCATGGATATAAAGAGCTGCGTGGTGCTGATGAAGAAAAAAGTTATGATCATGATACGTTGGTATTACATCATGGATTAAATGTTCATCAAGATAGGCCTTGGTATGTAGCCTTAGACACCATTCCAGAGTCACAACAAATCTATATCAATGCAGCCTTACGACGTCAAAAAGACTTTAATGTATCAAAAAATATAAAATTATCTACGATTCATGCTGCTAAAGGTGGCGAAGCAGACAATGTTATGGTATTAACAGACTTACCAAAAAAAGTTGACGACAACTATTTTTTGCAACAAGATGACGAGAGGCGAGTGTTTTATGTGGGAGTTACAAGAGCAAAGAAATCATTACACATTATTGAATCAGAATCTACTCGAGAGTTTAGAGAGATTTTTTAAATGAAATATCAAGTTTTAGGAAATAGTTTTAAAACAAAAAAAGAGTGTTTATCTTATTTTAGAAATCAATTGTTATTGTTTGATAAACCAAAAGGTAAAACTTATGTTGAGTTAAATGAAGACACACCAATAAAAAAATCTGAAACAAAAAATCTTTATCTAGATTTTATTAACTCCGATGAAAAATGGAAGACATATAAATTTAAAAACAAAGATCCTAAATATTGGTACATTGTTTTTCCTGCTGATCAACAAAGAGCATTAGGGTTTAGGTTAACAGATGAAGATAAAGAAATACTTCATAAAGGAATTTCTGTTGTTTCTTACAAAAAGTTTACTTGTTTTTATTCTCCTACTATTAATTTAAAACAAGAAGAAAACGAAGCAGCTCGTTACGAAATTCAAAATCAAACTTTGATATTTAAATATAATCAAGAACCTTTGTGTACTAAATGCAAAAAAAGTTTTGAGTATAAAGAACTTGTAGTTGATCATATAAATGAGTTTGATGGTATCTTTAAAGAGTGGAAAGAAAATGTTCCTACAGTTAGTGAATTACAAAAAGTAGAATCAAGTTATTCAAAAAAATTTAAAGATAGAGAGTTAGCAAAATTATGGCAAGATTTTCATCTTAATGTAGCACGGTTACAATTGCTTTGTGAACCTTGTCATAACAAAAAACATAACAAATGATATCACAGAATATTTTAGAAGAAGCTAGTAAGTTAATAGGTGGCGATCGCAAAGATGACTATGGCGATAAGCTTACCAATCATCAGAACATTGCTGCGTTGTGGTCTATTTTCCTCCAACGAAATATCACTCCCCATGATGTGGCAATGTGTATGGCTTTAGTTAAAGTAGCACGACTAATCCATTCACATAAAAAAGACAGCTATTTAGATTTAGCTGCCTATGCAGCTATTGCAGGCGAGATAGAGGCACGGACAAATAAAGATAATATTTCTTTTGAATCTGAGGGAGAGAGAAGGGGGCGCATGACAGACATTGCCATAAAAAAATGGCATGAAGATAGAAAGAAAAAATAATGAGACAACCATCTTTATTCCAAGCACCTAGTGAGTGGATACCTCCAGAGAATATACCTAACTTAGAAGAAGCAACAGAGATTGCTATTGATTTAGAAACACATGATCCAGGATTAAGAACAACAGGACCTGGTTGGGCTACTAAAAAAGGAAAAGTTATTGGTGTAGCGATGGCCGTGGAGGGTTGGAAAGGATACTTTCCTCTTGCACATCCGGGTGGTGGTAACTTTGATGAGAAAGTTTTTAAACGACAATTAAAAAAAATATTAGATCTACCGTGCGATAAAATATTTCACAATGCTATTTATGATATTGGTTGGTTAAGTGCCATGGGCCTTGAAGTAAAAGGCAAGATTATAGATACGATGATTGCTGCACCACTCATCGATGAGAACAAAAGAAATTATTCTTTAAAAGAAATAGCACAAGAATATATCGGCGAAACTAAATCAGAAGCTGGCTTGTATGAAGCAGCAAAAGACTTTGGTGTTGATGCAAAAGCAGAAATGCATTTGCTCCCGGCTATGTACGTTGGTCCTTATGCCGAGCAAGATGCTGCAGTTACATTAAAGTTATGGCAAGCATTAAAGGTAGAGATTATTAAACAAGAACTAACATCGGTATTTAATTTAGAGTCAGAGTTGTTACCTATTTTATTTAAGATGAAACAAAGGGGAGTCAGAGTTGATATTGAAAAAGCAGAACGTGTTAAAGAAGATTTTAAGAATACAGAGAAGAAGATACTACATAGCATATACAAAGAGTGTGGTTTTGAGATGGAGATTCTCTCTCCATTGTCTATTCAGAAAGCTTTTGACAAGCTTAAAATAAGTTATAATAGAACGCCAACAGGATTACCTAGCTTTGATAAGAACTTTTTATTGACACATTCTAATCCCTTTGCACAGAAGATAGTTCAAGCAAGAGAGATGAACAAAGCTTATACGACGTTCATCGATTCTATTTTAAAGCATGCGCATAAAGGACGTATTCATGCTGATGTAAACCAATTAAGATCGGACACAGGTGGGACTATTTCTGGGAGATTAAGCATGCAAAATCCTAACTTACAGCAAATTCCTGCAAGAAATCCTAAAATTAGTCCAAAGATAAGACAATTATTTATTCCAGAAGAGGGCGCACAATGGGGAATCTTTGACTATTCACAGCAAGAACCACGTTTATTAGTACACTACGGCGCTATAATTAGTGATCGTATAGAGCTGGAAGGAGTAGAACCATTAGTAAAAGGATATACAGAGGATGATATAGATTTCCATCAAGCTGTTGCAAACATGGCAAATATAGACCGTAAGCAGGCTAAAACGATTAACCTAGGGATGATGTACGGAATGGGAAAAGGTAAACTGATGAGCGAATTAGGGCTAGATAAGGATGATATTGATAAAGTGTTCAAACAATACCACTCTACAGTGCCATTTGTGAAGGAATTAACGGATAAAACGATGCGTAGAGCCTCTGAGAAGGGGTATATTAGGACTATTATGGGGCGAAAATGTCGGTTTCATCTATGGGAACCTAATCATTTTGGGGTTCATAAAGCTTTACCTAAAGAGCAAGCCGAGGTAGAATATGGGGGCATGAATAAAATTAAACGTGCTTGGACATACAAAGCCTTGAATAGATTAATACAAGGATCAGCAGCCGACCAAACAAAAATGGCTATGGTCAAATTACATAGAGAGGGTTTCCTACCTATGATCCAAGTGCATGATGAGTTAGACATGTCATTTTCTTCGGAAGAAGAAAAGAAAAAGATCATTGAGGTAATGGAACACGCAATTGAACTACGAGTTCCTTCAAAGGTTGACGCCGAGATAGGTCCTTCGTGGGGCGAGGCTGAATAGAAAACAAAAGATTGGGTTTGTAAATCATCTTGTAGCTATGCAATGGCTGACGAAGAAAAATTATTATGTTTTTCATAACATTAGTGGCCTTGGGCCGTGTGACTTGATTGCTTTAAATGACAACGGAGACATACTAAAGATAGATGTAAAGAGTGAAAGTATAAGAAAAACAGGTACACATGCAGGTCATAAGATAAGGAGAATGGTTACCAAACTACAGAAAAAAATGGGTATTAAATTATTGATGGTAACTAAACAAGGAAAATGCTACTTCTATAAGAATGACTAAAGTATTTATATTAGTGGTAAGTTTGTGGGGCTACAACGGTGACACTTGGGTGTACACTGGTAATCAGATGGTGCTCAAAGAACCAATGCCTAAAGAACAATGTGAAATAATTGCTAGTAACTGGCAAAAGTTTGAGATGAATAAGTATTTTCGTTTTTCTATTGAGTGCATAGAAGATATTAGAAAAGATACTTAATTTATACGTGGTTAAAACTATTTGTATTTGTTTAACTATAATTATTTGTGTATCTATTTGGCGATACTATTCTCCTTATCAAACTTTTATGCGTGACTGTAGGTACAATGAATTTTTGGGAGGAACAATGAGTGATGAGTATTGTACGTGGCACTATAAACAATTACTTAAAGCTGACTCTTGGTTAAAAGAATTATTAGAATCTTAATTTAATTTTTCGTTTATTTGTATGACTTGTGATTCAATGACAGCTAGTCTTGCATCGATACGTAACATATCTAAATCTTTTATTTGTGTTTCGAGGGCCGTGACCCGTGATGAAAGCATCCCGTTTGTAAAGGCTATACCACCTACTATGCAGGCTACCCATATCCAATCACGCATGCTTAACATTAACGTAGTTTATTTAATCGTTGTTGAACGTAATCGTCAAAAACAACAGGCTCACTAGTAAAGTTATAAGGATCATTTGTTTGTACTCCTCCTATAGAAGTAGGTGTTAAGTTTACCCCACCACTATTTACAAAATCTGTAAGTTGTGTTTTTTGATCAGCATTTAAATTTTGTGAATCTTCAATAGCTTTAATAGCTTTGTTAGTATCGGCTTGCATCTTTTCCATAAACTCTGGTCCTGTGTATTGTGTCTGAGGAACAAAAGCTTTTTCTCTAACATAGTCTGTCATGTTAGAATAAGGTTCAAAATAATTTAATCCTGAGACTAAACCAATAAGATCTAAAGGAGCTGCCGCAATCTGCCCAGGTAAATTACCTTTACGTTCTATATTAAGGTTATTAACTATAGGAGCTTGCACATCTTTTTCTTCTAGTACTCCCTCTTGAAGTAATTGTTTTTGAACCAAAGGAGTGTCGTAATTCATATTATAATAAGCTTCATTTACACCAGACTTAGCTAAGTCATCACTTGTTATTTCTTTACCATATGTTTCTATTTCGTATGTTTTTCTATTTACTTCAGCGTCTTTATTTAATTTTTCTTTAACTTGTTCTGGTAAAGCAAAAACGTTTGGAGAAACATTTAAATTCTTTTGATTGGTAACTTGCTCTACTATATCACTTAATGTATCGTTTGTATTTGCTGCTTCTGCTAATTGTAAAGCAGACCCATCATTTGAATCTGTTTCAATAATTTCTGTACTTAAATCATCTTGAACGGGGAATATAAAATTAGGATCAATCCCTCTATCAATAGCTGCTTGTCTATCTGAGACAGTAAAAGGTTTACTATCTAATCCTGGTTGTCTATCTGAAATAGTAAAAGGTGCTTCATCTAAAGGGCTTTGTCTATTTGATCTTGTTGTTATAGCAGGTTCACCTTCCCCTGCACCAAAGCCTATGTCCAATGGATATCGTACTCCGGGCATGTCCTCTAAATTATAAGGTATATCTTTTTCTTCTTGGTCAAAAAACTTTTTAATAATTCGTGCTGAAGGTAATCCTTTTTGCAGTCCTGCTGAGAAGGGATACATTTCTTTGTAGTTACCATCTCTTCTGTTTTGTAATTTCCTTGTTGGATCTATGAAGTCTTGATCCATTGTTTCTTGAAACACATCAAACCCTGCTGATGTTAAAGGACGTCTGCCATCACTTGTTCTAACGTTACCCTGCATGATTCCACCAGGAGTTTTTCTTGCTCTTTCATAAGCAAGATCTTTAACAAAATTTTTCTGTCTTGAACGAAGATCTTTTGCTAGTGCAGTATTACCATCTGCTAAAGCTTTCTCTACTCGTCTATCAAGACTACCTACACTTTGCTGTAAACTTTTTTCTTTTTTATTTCTATTGTATGTATTAGCTGCAGCAATACCTGACTCTCTACCTGTGCTTGTGCCACCTGTAGCTTGTCTACTTTCTTTTCTAGTTTGACCGCTACGTGCTCGGTCTCTATTTCTTTCAGCACGTCTATTAGCTGCACGTTTAGCAGTAGCTTGTCTTTTAGCACTAGCTCTTCCGCCTCTACGTGAGCCTCCACTTCCGCCTCTACGTTTGCCTCTAGTGCTTCCTCTAAGTTTCGATGCCATTATGTTCTCCTTGCTGCAATAGCTTCAGTTATATCAATATCTCCGCTTTTGGCAAGTTGAGATACGTCGGATTGATTAATTACGTTGCCCGGTGGTTGTATTACTTGACTAGAATTAAATTGTTCTAATAAAGTATTTCCACTTGGTGCATTAGTAGGAGCATTAATCGTAGGAGGAGCAACAGTTTCTCCTTCAGGAACTACCAAGTTAGGATTTCTATCTTCCATTAAATCTAAAGGTCTTTCAAACAATCCCTCTACATCTTCAAAGAATACATTTCCTTTATAGTTATTAAAAATTTCTTTTGATAGTTGTCGTAGCAATTGAGTTGGATCATCTTGTCCTCTCATTAAGTGATTATCTTTTACTGTTTTCATAGCAAAAGAAGAAAGTCTAAGTGGGGTAAAGTTACCTCGTATTAAAGCCGAAACATCTTTCTTTGAGTATCTATCTCTTAATTCTTTTTTAATTATTTTATCAGACAAGCCTAAATATTTTGCAGCTTCTATTTGTTTAAACAAAGCTTGATCCGCTTTAAATTTAATTTCATTCGCTCTTTCATAAGCTTTCACTACGTCCTCTACTGTAGCATTACCATCAAAAGCTACAGAACTAATTTCTTTCTTCGCTGCTTTTTCTTGTTTTTTCTGATCATTAATTTTAAAACTAAGTCCTTGTTCAATAAATGGGTCTTGAATTCTAAATCCAAGAATCCCTAAACCCTCATTCATAAATTTATACCCACGATTGTACTGATCTTTATTTCCTACTCCTGATAAATAAATTCTTTCCATTTGTTTATATCCAAGAGGAGGCGCTCTACTAAATAAAGCTACCGCTCCTTTAAATAACTGTTCATAAAAGGGATCATTTTCTTGCCATATTCTTTTACCATTTCTTTGTTCTCCTCCTCTAAAAAATACATCTCCAAACCATTCAGTAATAATTGATTCAGATATAAAAGGTTGCGCTAATTCGGCAATAGCTTCAAAACCTGCATCACCAATAGATTTAAGAACCGCTTCTTCGTTTTCTTGACTTTGATTAAAACCATTAATTGCAGCTCGTGCTGGTCTCATAAGTAAATCATAAGCGTTACTATGCGAAAAATCTATAAAGTATAATTGTCCTCCTTGTTTAATAGGAACAATACTAGAGTTTTGAGACCAACCAGGTAAATATTCCTTAAGTGCATTTAATGTTTTATCGCTTACACCAGATGTTAATTGACCTAATTCAACAGCACCTTGGCCCATTAATCCTCCAAAAGCTGTAACACCTAATAATCTTTTTGTTCCAATACCTGCAGTCAATGGATCACCTAATTCTTTTACACCCTGTCTTAGTGTATTAATACCTGTACGAATTGTTTCTACGGGAAAAGAAACAAAGTTTCCAAGAGGAAGACGTCTTAACTGTTGAATAAAGTCTCCTACATAATCATAGTTAGGTATATTATTTTTTACAATGTCTGCTGATTTTTCTTTAACAAACCTATCATATCCTCGACGAGTAAATAAATCTTCACGACTTACACCATACTTAGCAGCTTCGTCACCATACTTAGCAACAAACCCATTAACATCATTCTTGTAAAAATCGTCCCACACACCTTTATATTTATTTTGTTCAGCTACATAGTTTTGAACTTTAAAAAAATTATCTTCAGCAGCATATAAGTTTCTTGCTGTTCTTCTAACTTTACTAAGCCCACTTTTTCCAGAAGGATCAAATCCTTTAAATATTTTATAAAGAACTCCTTCAGGTGCTACACCTTCTGCATTATCAAATGTTTTAGATACGTCATCAACAAGACCTGCCATTTCTTGAAGTCTTGGACTGTTATTAATAACACCAAGTTCTTGAAGCTCACGAACATTTTTAACATAAGCATCTATTTGTGATAAACTTTTTTTATCTCTGTATATTTTTTTACCTAATTCTGTTTCTAATTTACTTTTAGTTTCTCCTTTAATTACATTTAAAGTATCGGTAAATTCTGTAGCTATTTTTCTAGGATCACGAAACCAATTACCATTCATTCCTGTAAAGGACAAAGCACTAATAACATTACGCACATGAGTAAATGGGTTCATTGTTGTAAGAGATTCTTGTGTAAAGGCTTTGGGTCCTAAGAAAAAAGTATTGTAAATAGGTGAGTTTAAAAAACGATTATTATTGTTAGAAGCTAATTCTCCAAGAGCTTTTGCTAATTGAGGAGTCGTATACAAACCATCTAATGCATTGTCAGAATCAATACGTGTAGTAAATTTTAATCCTCCTTCTGCTATTTCAGGGTTTTGAAAAAAATATTTTCCATCGCCACTGGCTAAAACATCATTATAAAATTTGGTAGTAGAAGTATAATTATTTAATTTTCTTACTGTGTTAATATAAGCTTCGTCTAAATTACGTACTTCGCCAAGTAAATCACGAATAGGTTTAGGAACTTGTTTTCGTGCTCTCGCAATACTTTTATCTACAGTTATTAATTTTTCAAAACTATCTCCTAATTTTTCAAAATCTCCACCTGAATATAAAATTTTTTCAATTTTATCATCCATTTGTCTTTTTGCTAAAGCATTATAAGGAACAAATTTTCCACCTATCACTTCTCCATATTTTCCTTCTTCAGCTTTGTTAATAAAAACTTTTGCTCGGTCTATAATTTTAAGCCCCTCTTTAGTGTTGTACAAACTAGCAATCCATTCTTCAGACATTTTTGTATTGGCTCCATCTGCCCTATAAGTTCTGGTAATATACTCTCCTATATTAGCTCTTACTGTGTCTAAAAATTGAGGAGTTACTCCTGCAGCTTTTTCAATACCTGGAGTCTTTAACAATGTATTACTCAATGCATCTATTTGATCTCGAATAGGTATCATATAAGGAAGAAGTTCTTCTGGAATGTTACTGTCTACAAATTTTCGTGTAGCGCTAAGTTCTTCTTTTGAATAAGGACGATATTCTGTTTTTCCTTTTTTAGGCCCTGATGTATACTTAACCATTCTTCCCATTCCACCTGTAGTCATAAATTCATGCATTGCTTCCATTAACTTTTGTCTGTCATCTAATCCTCTTTTTTCTAAAGCTTTAATTATGTTATTAGAATTTTTAGGATTTAATAATTCGTCAACGGCATTACCTAATTGTTGTGTTTGAATTCTTACATTTTCCTCTAATCCTTTTGTAAGGTTAATTTTATCTCTAAGGTTTTTAAATATATCAGTTCCTGAAAACTTAGAAGCTGCTGTTAGTTTAGAGCCAATTAATTCTTGAAATTTTCTAATAATATTATTACTACTAAATTGCCAACCCTCTTCTAATTGTTGAGTAACATCAATTTCTTTACCTGTGCGAGGATCAATTTCTTTTCTTACAATAGTACTACCGGGTCCTTTAATATCTCTTATTACTCCTTTAACAGTAGGTATCGTTCTTTTAAAAACTTCTTTTGCACCTGGTATTAATACTTTATCAAATAAAGAAAACCCTAATGCTCCTTCCATTCCAAATTTAAATTTATTGGTAAGCCTTCTAAATGCTTCAGCTCTTCCTTCTTCTCCTTGATTTAATCGTTGTTCCGTGGGTCCTGCACCAATAAAGTCTCCTATTGTACCAATATCTTTTGTACTAGCTGCGGCATCCGCTAAACCTGCAGCACCAAACTTAGCTAAATTGGGAGACTTATTTAATATTCCTAAATTTTTCGCTTTGAGTAAAGCATTAGCGCCCTTTAAAGCAAATCCTCCGGGCACACCTAATTGAGTTAAAATTTCTGTTGTCTTACCTAGCCACGTATCATCAGCTACATCTTCTAGTTTATTAAAAATTTCTTGACTGTCGAACCAGTCTTCTACTTTCTTTGTAAGTTCTGTTCCTAGTCCTAAATCTGCAAGAAGAGTTCCTGTCGTAACTAATCCTTCAACCGCCTTCTCTGCGCCTGATAATATACCTGCACCTGCTGATGCTATGTAGCCTGCTTTTTTTTCTGGTTCTTCAGTAGTAGAAGTGTAGTTACCTCCACTGTTATTAAATTGATCTAATAAACTATTACCTGTATTCTTTGGAACAGTTACTTCTTCTTTTTTTGTGGTTAAATCAAATTGATCTAATAGTTGATTAGCCATTTTAAATTACATATTTAGATGGGTCTTCACCTATTTGAATTAAGGCTGCTTTAATTTCGGTATCTGTTTTCCCTGCTTTTTTTAATTGAGAGATTTGTGCTTCAATTGTCATAGTTTCTCCAGGACCACCTTGTTTAATTGAATTAAATATTGCTTCTATTTCTGGTGCTGTAATATCAGGATTACCTTGTGTTAAATTTAAAGCAAGTTCTTGATAGAATTCTTGATCACTCATAATAGCTTTGTTTTTAGATAGACGAATAATCTGTTCAATAGGTAATTCTTTAACGCCCGGCAATTGTTGTAAGTATTCTAAAGTTCTTACATCATCAGGTTTAGATTGAGCTTCAATTTGTTTTTCTGTAAGTGCACGATCTTTATCTGCTTCAAAAGATTTAATACCTGATTCTATACCAGCCATTGTAATCTTATCCATACGATTGTTTATTGCCTCCCCTATTTTTGTAAAAGTTTTTAAAGGATCTATAGCGGAACGAGATAACTTATCTAAAAAGTTTCCTCCTTTAGCTTGCATTAAATTTAAACCTATTTCTGTAAGCATTCCAAATCCTGCAGTTCTTTTTCTTTTTGATCCATCACCTAACTTACTTTTAAATAATTCTATTTTTTCAGAGATCATATCATCAAGATTACCATCATTAATATCTGTAATAACCTCTTCTTCAATTTTAGTTCCTTTATCTTTTTTTGAAGGTATCCCTGTAGGCGAGTTTTTAGGTTTTTCAACTTGAGGTCCTTGGTGAGATGTATCTGGTTCTTCCTTTTCTTTCATTACTAAATCACTTAGCTCACTTATAGCAAATGGTGCTGTGCCTAAACCCAACATTCTAAAAAGAGGTGGTTTAATTTTGCTTCCCGTTTTTGCAGCTCCTCCTACAATTGCAGGTAAACCTCCACCTGTGTAGGGAACCAAAGCGGTGCCTGTTCCGCCACCTGTAGTTCTAGCCCCTCCTCCAGTTATCAAATTTTTTCCTTTGCTTATTATTGCTGGTAGAGTATTTTTAATTGTTGCTAATCCTCTTCCTGCGTAAGGAGCTAGTCTCATGCCCCCTTGAATTAAAGCGCCTACATAATGATACTGCACTGGCTTAATAGTGCCGTCTTTCATCTTAGCAAACATTGGTCTGTTTAAAACTTTTTTAGGCATTATAACCCACCAAATCCACCACCTTGATTAAACTGTCCATATGCTCCTAGTCCTGCAATACCAAGTCCTAGAGCTTGTGCAAATGGATTTGTTTGTGGTTGTGTTGTGTAACTAATCTGACTACTCGGTGCCCCTCGTAAGATATCACTAGCAAAAGTTAATCTATTGAATGGTTCACGTTGCGCCATTAGTTGTTGTTGTCTTTGTGCTTCTAGCATTCCTTGACCTAGTTGTTGTTGCATACCACCTACACCTAGTAGAGATTGTATATCTCCTTGACCTAGTTGTTGGCTAAGTGCACCAAGTCCTGCTCGTTGTTTAGCAAGACCACTTAATCCTTGGCCTGCCATCAATTGTCTTTTCTGTTGATCAGCAAATGAGCCTAATGCTGCACCTTGTGCTTGCTGATAGTTTCGTGACATGTCTTCAAAGATACGTCTTGATTTAATGTCTTGTAAATTTCTACCTAACTCTGCTTCTTGAACCCCGTACCGTGAGCCACCAAACACACCACCTTTAACAGCGTTACCTGCTAATTGATTTTGTGCCATTGCACCTTGACGATCGTATTCTTGTAAAGCTTGTTGTGTTACTTGTTGTTGATAAGGATCCATAAATGCTTGCGCACTTTGTGGATTGTATGCTTGCGCTCCACCTAAATAGTTAGCACCAGCTATACCTAGATCTGTTCCTGCTTGTTGTAAGTAAGGCGCATAAGAACCAATACCACTTGAAGCTAATTGAAATGCTTGTTGTTGTTCAGGCGTGAACCCTGCAAATTGAAACGCTGGAATGTTTTGAGCAATACCAGCTCTACCAAACTTACGTAAGTTAAAATCTTCATCACTTTCACCTGGGTTTCTTGTAGCATTTGGATTACCAAAAACAGACGCTAGTAATTGCTCTGTTCTCTTTTCAATATATGGTGCTTGACGTACAACTGATTCTTGAACCATTATGCTTTTTCTCCGTATTTATCTTGTATACTATAAAGGAACTTTGATCCTCTACTTCTTTCATCTTCTTTACCTTTTGCTCCCATTGCTGCACCTAGTCCTCGAACTGTACGTGCATTAATAACAAACTCTCCATCACTTAACATTGCGGGTACTTCATCACTAGTCTCGGTTCCCGGTCCAGCTATCTTACCATTCTTACGAGGAAAGTCTCCTCCATCTGCATAGCCCATCATCCCCGGTGCCATTCTTTCAAACTCTAAATTTTGCATGATGCGATCATCTATATTATCACTTGCTGTTAAAGATTCTACATCACCATTAATATAATTAAAACCCCCATTTCTAAATGAAGCTAGTCCACCATCAGCATAACCACTAAAACGTGATCCATATTGAGAAAAAGGTATTATTTTATTTGGTGCAATAGTTGCTTGTCCTAAATCTCTTAAAGGATTTTGTGTTCCGTATACATCTTCAAAAGTAATTTTTTCTTCTTCTTCATCAAAAGCTCCTAATGCTCCTGCTCCTAATGCTGCTCCTAAAGCAGACTTAACAGGATTTTCTTTTATAAAACCTAAACCTTTTTGTAATAAACTTTGTTTTGCTGCGGGACTACCCGCTAAATTACCTACACCACCTTTCATCATACTATCAGCAGCTAATTTTCTTTGAGCAATACCTTGAGGTAAACCCGCTGTTGTAGCTCCGCCACCTAAACCAAAGTTAGAACCAAACTGACTTAATGAACCTAGACCTTTACCACCTGGCATTCCTAAAAAACTTTTGGCTCCATATCCCATAGCTCCTGCAATAGCAGCATTTCTTAATGCCTCTTCAGGGCTTCTTCCTCCAGCTAAACTTCCTAGTCCACTACCAATACTAGCACCCATTGGTCCACCTAACGCAAACCCAATTGTGCCTCCAATTATTGGCGCTGCTTTCTTGGCAGCTTTAAATATCTTCTTGAGCATGTTCTCCTTTGCAAATCATGATTGTGGTAACTAATGCAAGGAAGCCGACCTTGTACGTAAAGGCTATTTTAATCTATATTTATACGCAAATTCGGTGTATTGTGCAATGACAATTTAAACAATGGTGGATATAAATAAAATACCCATGGTCCGTGTGTCGTGGCTCGACGCTCGAGATACAGAAACCGGGTGGTTGTCTTACAAAGAAATAGTAGAAGCACCTTTAGCAAAATGTCAAGAAGTAGGGTGGATGGTTGTTAATACAGAAGAAAAGATTGTTATTATGCGTTCATGGTGCACGGATAAAGAAGATAATCATGGTGGTGGCGCTATCGCTATACCTAAAGGTTGGGTAAGTAAAATAGAATACCTTTCAGTTGACTACTCAGAACAAAAATAAGTTGTCAAGAAAACAATTATAAAAAGATTACTTGATAATACTACTAGACGTGTTTAAATTAGATCTCACCCAAAAATTAAATCATAGGAGATATTATGGACAATCAAGAAGTATTGAAAGCTATAGCTGTCCTCGCAGATAAGGTGAGCCGCTATCATGAACGTTTATTAGCAGTAGAAAGAGATCAACACAGACATGAAAGTAATTGTTCGTGTCAATCAAAACCTCCTAGTATGGGTAGACCTTTAACAGAAGACGAAAGAGTCTTTGTTCAAGAAAACATGGCAAAGCACAAAGCTGCTGCTATGAGTTCTTAGTTTTACCAAACACATCAGGTAGTTTAGTTACTTTAATTTGAACATTAGTTTCTACGTCATCAGACGTAGTAGCTGTGTTTGGATTAGAAATATCTAATTTAGCTTCTTCTTCAGAAGCATAGTCAGTACCTGTTTTTTTATTTTTAACTTCTACGTGAACTTCAGGTTGAATAATAGGTATTTCCTGACCTTCAATAACTTGTTTACCAATTTGTTTTGAGTCTTGTACTTTCTTAAATGTCATACTGTAATCTCCATTAAACTTATTAATATTTTTACGGCACCTGTTAATTTGATTTGATCAGCTTGCTCTAATACAATAGGTTGACTTAAAACTTCTGCTTCTCCTCCATCAGCTAAATCATCTTTATACAACTCTATTTCTAAATTAGAATTGCTACTATCCAACATTGTTACTGTTGTAGCAACAGCACCACCTGATTGATTAGATAGTCTAATACTTTTCACCAATGCTGTAGTAGGAGGCACAGGAGGTTGTGAATTTTGATCTGGTGTAGGAACAGTGTATACTGTGCCTGCCCCGTTTTTAGATCTGCTTATAAATAAATCAACCAAGAAACCACGTCCTTGCTGTAGATTCATCTTTTAAATCTTGTTGATAACCAAAATTTAATTGTTGCACAATCTGCTCTAACAATCTCGTTAATATATCAATTATAGTAGGTTGATATTCAGGAGTTGCTTGAGGAAATCTTGTTGTTGTAATCTTTGCCATTATCTACCTCCATCTGGTTGTACGTCTAATCGTAGTGTACCGTATCGCCATTTATCACCTACAGCATCACTGTCAATACGTATGTTAGCTTGTCTACCTCTACCTCGTAAATCAAACTTTTCTGTTGTTGGAACAATAGTTCTTACCACCGTAGTGCTTGTTGTTGCATTTGGATATGTTTTAAATCTTAATGTTAAGTCTACTGATCCTGTTAAATCTTTAAAGTTTGGTATACCTCTTCCAATATGTAAAAAAGGTTGACCATCAGCAATATCAAAATCACCTGATTCAATAAAAGCATTTATTGGTGTGGTGTCATTATCATCACCTGTCTCATGCTGAAATATAGTTGTAGCTCCTGCTGTTAAACCGTTAATAACATTGTTATTAGCAATAGCTGTTGTAGAAAATTCTGTTGCATAAGGTTTTTGATACACGCCATAATCTAGCCATGTTGTTCTAGCTAAACTACCTGTTGACCAACAGTCTTCTAAGTAATTATATGTTACAAATCTATCAATTTGTGTTGCATTATTAGATGTATAAAACCATGTTACTTCATTAAACTCTGA